CACAACTTCATTAACAATTCCCGTTATGATTTTCGGTAATGCCGCGACCAAAACAGGTAGAGCTTTAATCAATCCGTCCGCAAGTCCCGTAATAAGCCGCAAAGCCGCGCTAAGCAGCATAGGCATATTGTCAATCAGAACTTGAACAATTTTAGCCACAACTTCAACTACTTTGGGTATTAAATTAGGCAATGCGTCGGAAATGCCCTGCGCAAGCACTGTAATTATTTTCAGAGCTCCTTCTGCAAGTTTAGGCAAGTTATCTATTATGCCGTTGACAAGCGCAGCCAATATTTTAACGGCTCCGTCTGTCAGTGCCGGAATTGTCTGCGTTATGCCGTCTGTAATTGAGTTCATAATGTCGGAAGCCATAGGCAGAAGCGTGTCTAAATTGTCAGTTATTCCTGAAACCAAAGAATTGATTATATCCGGCGCAATATCCGTAATGCCGCCGACGACAGCCTGAAATTTTTCCAGCATTTTAGGAAGTACGGTCGTAACGGAATCGACAAGGTTCTGCGCGCCCTGTCTGATTGAATCGGTCGCCGTTGCGCTGCCGGTCAGAAGTCCGGTAAACCCGTCGGTAAGCATAGTTAGTCCCGGTATTAGCTGAGTGCTTACGGAATCTTTCAAGCCTCCGACAGCCAACTGCATATTTTGCATAGAATCGGCAAACGCCGCAGAAGCCGCAATATCTTCTCCGCTTAATACCGCGCCCAAATCGTTCACGTTTTGCTTTAACGCGGCGGTATTTTCGGCAGTATCATTTAACACCGGCATTAACTCAAGACCGTTTTTGCCTAATAACTGTATAGCTAACGCTGTTTTTTCAGTTCCTTCAGGCATATTTTGCAGTGCCGCAATTACGTTGTTAAACACGTCTTCACTGTCTCTTAAATTCCCGTTAGCGTCTGTCGCCGATATACCCAATTGCAATAATCCCGACGCTGTTGCCGATAATGCGCTTGAACCTCCAGCCATTGCAGAATTAACGTCAGAAGTCGCGCTTTCGACTTTTTTATTGGCTTTTTCAAGATTTATAGACGCTTGCAACGCTTGGCTTGAATTTTCACCGTATTTTTTGAGCGCGTCGTTATATTTTAACTGTGCGCTTTTAACGTCAAGATTTGCTATTTCAAGTTTGCTTTGGGCTTGAGCAAGTTTTTCTTGGTCGACAACTGCTTCGCCTGTCTTGTCTCCTAACGACATGAGTCCTTTTGTTAAAGTTTTCATGCTCGCGCCGAGACTGTCAACGTTACCGCCGCTTAAGGATAATACATAACTCCATTCTTGATAACCCTGCGCCGATAAACCTAACTTATTCGCCTGCTCGTCAATCGCGTCTCCGGCTTCGGCGGTCGCTTTCGACATATCAAATAGTTTGGCTCCCAAAGCTCCCGCCGCAGTGCCGACAGCGCCCATCGCAACCCCTGCGGCTTTACCCGCGCCGGACAATACGCCGCCCAGCCCGGACGCAAATTCCGTCGCTTTACTTGACGCTTCTTCAAGCCCATCGCCGAAATCGCTGTCGTCAAGCCCAATTTTTGCGAACAGAGTAAATAAATCCATATTTTATTTACCCCCTTTCAACCTTATAAACTGAGCTTTTAATACTTCTTTTGTTAGTTTTGTTTTGTCTGAACATTTATTCGATTCTTTTTTAACTTTTTCAATGTTTTCTTCAATCAGCAATTCATACCACCGCGCTAATGTCGGCTTCGGGTTCTTTTTGCCCTGCGTAAACCGCATATCGGTTGCCATTGCCCACATGCAGTCGGCGATATAGTTATCATGCTTGATTTTAAGCGCAATTAGCTCCTGCTGCTGTTTTTCAAGAGCTTCAGTTTTCAGTTCGCGCTTATTTTTTTCAATTAAATAACCCGGCAAAACTGTAACAGGGAGCGGTCTTACTTCAGATAAAAAAAAGACTACTTTTTCGTAGCCGATTTGATAACCGATTGAAACAAGCTCCTGTATTGTTCGATTGAAAAAAAAACTATAAGAGCTTCGATAGTTTCAAGATTGTTGTAAGTTCGCGCTCTTTCCTCAGTACATTGCAATATAGCCGCCAGAATACGAAAAAACGCGTCTCTGTTTTTAACTAAAGCAAAATTTATTAACTGCTGTATAATGTCAACGATAGTCAAATCTGATTCTTTGCCTTTTCGCGCGTCCGCGTATTCTTTCAGCATAGATTTTAATTCGTCGTCAAGCAGTATCTTCAATTCCGCGCTTAATTTGATAATCAAATCGCACGCTTCTTCATTTGTCAATTCGTACAATCTTTTCATTTATGGTTCTATGCCCCTTTCTCAAATATCACAAGCTCATACGGCGCATATTCCATATCTTTGAAATCGTCATTAAAACCCGTAAATATAACTGCCATTTCGCCCTCGTTTTTGTCATCGCCCGTAATATCTACACTTTCTGTGTTCATTGGATTATACAGGGTAAATAAAATTAACGCTCCGTCGGAGCGTTCTCTTACCCATGTTAGTGACGTCATATAATCCGCGTCGTCTATTCTTAGACGCTCTCTTATAACAGTTTTACCGGATGTCGTTGTGACGACGCTTGACGGCATAATGCGTTGTAAATTTTCAATCGAAAATTCAAGCAGCGTCGTTTCAATCCGCGGCTGAACGGTATCTTTTACGCTGTCGCCTTTAAACCGCACTCTTGCGCCGTCAAAATCAATCTGACGCATAGCCGCTTCCGAAATAAAATGATTACCGCCGCGTGTTATGCCTAGACAATCCTCGCTGTCCATTGCTGTAATAACAGCGTCAAGCAAATCCGTATAATCTGTAATCGCGTCGTATTTAGTTTTGAAATCCTCAATTAATACTCCCGCGTCCAACCCTAACTTTTGGAAACCGCTTGCTCTTGCCCCCGTTATCATCAGTCATCGCTCCTTTCTTTATATGGAATTCTTGTTTTAACAGATTTAGCCTGACCCGCCGCTAAATCTTTGTGAATTTCTTTATAATTCAAAATACTGTCGCCGTCTTTGACCGTGACGGTATTCCCGGTAATCTCGCCCGTCTTAATATTCTGAAATACTTTGTTGTATTTCGCCTTGTATGTTTTCTCCATTTTATACCTCACTAAATCGTGTAATTTCGCATAATTACTCTCACTATACCTCTGAAAATCGAATTGTCGGTCGGGTCGTCGAGATATGTTATAAACGGATTGCTCCGCAACAACCATATTTTGCCGTCAAGTCCCACGTCCAATAACGCGCCGCATACCGAAATCTTCTCTGATATTTGCGCCAGCACGTCGTCAACTATCCCCGTAAAGCCCGGGTTTGATGTGTTTCTGTCCCATATATTCGCCGTAATAATATTGAAATCCAGCGTATCGGGCTTTTCAACGTCATACGTTATGTACGGGAAGAGCGGAGTTTTCGCAGGCTTACCGTTCTCGTCCCTGAATATGACATGTCCTGTCTGAAATGCCGGGAGCGGCAAAGGTTCAGGCAAATTCTCCGACCTGTTATAAAATCCGCTCCAAAAATTATGAAGCGTATCTCTTATATTGTTCATTCTGTCAGCTCCGTTCGTTCTGCGCTCATCTGCTTAAACTGCGATACAGCCTGCGCAGGCGCGTATTTCGGTATGCCCGTAATTTTAAAATATATGTTGTCGCTTACCCTGCGGACAATACTGCCTTCGTAAACCGGAGCGGTTATGTCGGCGGCAAACGTGCCTCCCGAAGAAAAACCCTGCGCCTGAGCAATGTTTACCAAGTTGGAACTTGACTGTATATATACGCCGTTGATTTCAACGCCGTCAATCCATTTCCACACCGTACCGCTGAAACCGTCGTCAATTTCGCTCCAATCCTGCAAAATAAACGGCTCGTAATAATCTGCAAGCATAAAATCACCTCGAATACATATGTAAACGGAAAGCGCTCAATCTGTTTGCAAATAAATCCTGCCAAGTCAACGGAGCGCCATTTTTTCCAACACCACGCGACCAACTATGCAATCCTGTAACCGTTTCGCTCGTATAAGCTGATACGCTGTTTGCAGGATTTTCAATAAATGCTTGAATTTCGCCGCATAACGCAAGGAAATCCGAAGGCGGATTATGCGCTTCGGATTCGCTGTTGTTATCGTTGAACCAATTTCTCACGTGCCGCATAGTCATTTTTATGGTATCGTCAAGCGTCATCTGTATCACCGCCGCCGGACGTCCAATCGATTATTTTTTTGATTATAAGACTGCGGTTTTTTACATGTCCCAAATCAATACCGTTGTTTTTGGCATATTCCGTTAATTCGTCTGTACTCATAGCCTCAAAATCAATGCCGTTGTTTGTATCTGATTCTGTCTCCGGTTCAGTCAATGAATTGCTTCTGCGCCTTTGAAAAAATGTTGCAGACATTATATCACCCACCTTTACGCTACAGTATGTCTGATTTTGACGAAACCCAAATGTTTATCGTCGTAAACTTTGACCCAGTTTGTCCCTGTTGTAAGTTCTGTATTAGACGGCGTAGTACCCGCCGCAGTACCTGTCCATGACACGCCCATCGGGTGCAGAACAAACGCTCTGCGATATATAAGATAATCCTCGCCCTGCAAACTGTCTCTGTCAGTCTCTACAGGCGTAAAATCTACGGGTACGCCGTCTCCGCGTCCGACAACGCCGTTTGCCATTAAATACGTGTCGTATATTGCTGTTGCGCCGGAACCTGTTACAGGCATTGTATCGTCTATAATAACATTGTAGCCGAGATAGCGAGTAAACGCGATTTCACCGCGAGCGTTCGGGATAAAGTCAATTAAGTTAGCTTTTTGCAGAGCTGTAAACGTTTTGCTGTGCATAAATATTGCCGCTAACTGGTCTGCCGCGTCTCCAAGTAACTGTTTAGCGTCAAGCGTCATATTTGCGTCAAGCGGTGCTGTTCCCGCACCGAATACATGACCTGACATGCTTGCGCTCGCAAACATTCCCGTAAGCGTCGCGATTAATACTCTCTGTTCGTCTCTTACCCACCATTCGGCAACCATTGACGATATAGCGTCAACTGCGCTGTCGCCTGCTATAGCCGAAGCCAGTTCATTCGCGCCCCATGCGCGCCCTCTGAAGTGCATAGTTGCTACGTCTTTTGCCGTAGCGATTTTATCCGGCGTTAAAGGCGTGGTATCGCTCAATATTTCACTCACGCCGCCGATTCTTTTCCAGAACGGCATATTAATTGTGCGTCCGCCGCCTGAAACGAGACTGTTTAACCTCGCGTCCTGCGTAACGATACCGCTCGCGATTATCGCCGATTTTTCAATTATAGCCTGTCTGACATACGCCGCGAACACTGACGGTTCGATTATGTCAGCTATTTTAGTCGTTGCCATATATAAATTACCTCACTTTTATTCGTTTAATACAATTCCCGCCGCTTTAGCCATTTGAACGGCAAGCGCGGGGTTTTCCCTGAATATTCTTGTTTGTTCGCCGAGATTTCGGCTGTCTTTAAGCCACGGGTTTTTTATATTCCCCGTATTCTGCAGTGTTGTTGTGCCGGTGTAAGTCCCTTTTTTCACCTCATGCCCGATAAAATTGCTCCAGTCAACTTTAACCGCCTCGAACACTTTATCGGCATTTTTGATGTTGCCGTCTTTGTCAAATTCAACAAGAGATTTGTCGAATAATTTAACGGCTTTATCGTTTACTAAATCGTCAAGACCTTTTTCCTTGAATAACGCCGATAATTTTTTGTTGGTATTTTCGGCTTCTTTTTCGGCAGTATATGATGACTTAGTCGCGGCGTGTGCGGCGACTTCTTCGTCATATTTCTGTTTCCACGCACCTGATTTTGTCAGTTCGTCTTTAGCCGTATTAAGTTCAGCCGTGATATTTGCGATTTCGGTCAGCTTATCGTTATAACGCTGTTTATCAACAAATTCATTGCCGACCGCTTTATTTATTGCCTTTTCAAGCGCGCTGATTTTTTCGGGTTCAACGCCGTTTTGTTCGAGTATTTCTTTTATATTCATATTTTTGCCTTTCGCTTTTACCGTAGCTAACGTAAATATATTTCAGTACAAGCTCGAAAAATCAACAGCTTTGCTGTTAGATTTTTCCGGCTTGTACTGTTTATCCGCTTACGGAGCGGATTAATCCTCTTATTAAGTGCAGATAAGGATTTGCACCTTATATTCCGGTCTTAAGCGTATACACCGTGCCGGATTCACCACTTTCACATGATTCCACGTCTACCTATTCCGCCACTGCACATATTTAAAAATCTTTGCCTAATTCTTGTTCTGCTAATTCCTGCAGCATTTTTTTATTGTTTAACAAACCGTCTTTTAAAAACGGTCGCCCTGCCATTTTTGATGTGCCGTCATGCACGTAAGGCGCGTAGACTAAATTACTGCCCCACGTAACAGACTTATCGGCAACATCAATATCAAACGCAATACTTCGTTGTAAATCGCCCGTTTTGTATATCGGTTTGCCGTAGCCTGTATTCATTTGGTCTATAACCATTTCCAGCCCAACGTTTGCCATTGCTGTTAATGCGCGTTCCATATTAACCGCAAACTGCGCTTGTACGGCGGCTTCGTTATTTTTAAAATCAACTGCCACGTGACTTTCTCCACTCCTCAAAACCATAGTTTTGTGACATTTTTTCTCGATACGCTTTTACTGAAGCAGGAACATTTTTTACTATCGGTTTCAAAACGCACCTGCAATTTATAATGTCGCCCGGGTCGCCGTCAGGGTCGCCGGGGAACATCAAACCGTTGCTGAACGCTTCGTCGTTATTCACAATTTCGCCCGTTACCTCCGCGTGGTCGTCGCGGACTTTTGAATCGCGGCGCGAAATCCATTGTTTAGCCATATCCACGCCCATTTCGGACGCTTCGTCAAATCCCTGCGAACGCGCCTGCGATTGTACGCGCATTCTTTCAGTCTGCGCAACGCGCCGCGCCTGCTTATAACTTTGTCCCGTGACATTGCTGATACGCTTCGCAATCTGTTGCTGACTTTCGCCGTTAATTACCGAAACTGTCAATTCATTCTGCAATCGCTGTACAATTTTTTTGTCTTTGCCGAGATTTTTATACGCGATTTTTGTAAACGGCGACTGTTTTTCAGTCATAAGCACGTTAATCTGTTTTTTGTCGTATATAGTCCAGTCGAACATAACGCCCGCCTCTTTGTCTATGCTGAATCTGCTGAAATCGAGGTTTAATCCGTACACATTAAGCATTTCGCCTTGTATCATAGCCGCCGCGGTTTCGCCGCTTTTCGTTATTTCAGCCGCAATATTATTCGCGATTTTTGTATCGCGTTCAACCTGCGCTTTAAACGCAAGCTGTTTTGCGCGTATCTGCGTGTCGGTCAATCCCTGCGCTTTTAACGCCTCAACGTCAAAAGACGCAAGTTTGTTTATTGCCGCTTTTTCGTTCTCTATAGCAACTTTATACGCCTGACTGTATGTTGCTTGCAGTCGCTTGTCCAGCGATTGCATTAACTTGTCCGTCGCCTGTATTGCTAAGTCCGCCGCCACTCGTATCACCGCCTACATTTTGCGTATCGCCGCTATAACCTAAATTCTGCTCGTCAATCGCGGCTAATATATCGGGTATTTTTTCATTGTCCCATAACGGGTCGGCTTCAAGCCTAAACTCTAACGGGACTTCGCTTGCGTACGTTGCCAGTCTCTGACTTATCTCCATATCGTTGGATATAGTTTTACGCTTGAATATAATACTCTCATTCTGAATTTTAATCAAATTTAACAATCTGTCAATGAAATCTGAAACCTGCCATTCAAAATCCGACGTGTATAACGTCTCTGCATACTGTGCCGTCTGTATCGCGACATTTGTCAGGCTTCCGCCTATTATCTCCTTGCTGTTCATAATCATAGCGTCTTTGTAAATCATATCTTCGAGTTTATCTATAAAATCTAATATCTGCTTATACGGCAAATCAATTGTTTTAGTATCGACTTCCGTATCGTCGGTCGGAGCGATTATTCCGAGTTTCTTTATCTCCTCTTTGATTTTGAGCAAATCCTCAACCTGCCCGGAAAAGCCTTTTAAAATCCAGTAAATATTACTCGTTGACAATACGCTGTTGCCGAACGACGACAATACAGCGTCGATTAAATCAATTTTTGTCTGTATCGAT